AATAAGGTATTATATGGACTTTTTGAACAAGTAAAAGATGGATTAAAATTTGATGACACATATTATACTGTATCAATACCAGGCTGCCCTTTAACTCCGGTTACAATAACTGCAGGTGATGAAAAACAAACTTCTAAATATGAAAAAACAGATTTAAAAATAAAAAGTGGAATGCTGGCTATGTATTTAGTCACAACAGATGCAGCTGAAGGATCAGAAACTGAAACATCTATGTCTGGTCCTCAAGTTTATCTTACATTTGGAACTTTATTAGCTTTAATTCAAAAATATTTATTAATATATGATACAAATGGGTGTCCATTATTTGATTTTGATGTAGATTTTGAAAACATAGAAAAAGATAAAAATTACATAGTTAAACTACCAGGACAATTTTCATCAGATCCTTTACAATGCCTTGTACCTTACACTTCTCCTCTTCCAGATACTGTAGGTGATATTACATATCCTGATACATCAGTAAATGAAACATTAACAAAAAAAGCTTCAAATTGGAATTATAATACTTACTTAGGAAGATTAATGCATGTTTATTTAAATATGGGTAATATTGCTACTATTTTAGAAGCAACTCCACGTGATGAAGATGGTGTTTTATCATTATTATCTTTTTTAAATGCTATAATTGATTCAATTACTGGTCCTTTAGGAGGCATTAATATGATTTCAATTAAAGTTGATGAAGTAACAGGTAAAATAAAATTTATAGAAAATTCCCCTCAAAGATTTGATGAAGAACCTTCTGATCAAACATTTGCTAGAATTAATACTTTTGGGGTAAAGCCTGATGTTGAAGGATCATTTGTTAGAAATGTAACAATGAATGGAGAATTAGGACCTAAATTTGCATCTATGATAGCAATTGGGGCTCAAATAAGCGGAAACAAACTATCAGCAAATGCAACTGGTTTTTCTAATTATAATAAGGGATTAGAAGATAGAGTTATCCCAACAAAAATTAATGCTGATGATTTAGATCAAGGAACTGAGGAAGAAGCTGAAAAAGTAGAAATTGAAACTGTTGAAGATGCTTGGAAAAAGCAAATAAACCTACCTGCTGAAGGGGGAGCAGCTTCAGTTTTTGAATCCATCTACCAACAAAGAAGATGGCTTTTAGAAGATATAGGAATTTTATCTGAACTTAACTATAATTATATGAGTATGATGTCTGGTAGATTAGTTGAAGACAAACAGCTACAATCTCCTACATTTTTACCTTTTAATTTAAGTATGGATTGTGATGGAATATCAGGAATGAAGTTATTTGAAAAATTTCTTATTGATGATAGAGTATTACCCCCATCATATGTTGAGGGAAGTGTAGATTTATTAGTAAAAGCTTTAAACCATAATATTACTCCAAATAATTGGTTAACTACTATTGATACTCAATGTGCTCCTCATAGCCCAATGAATCCTATTAAATCACCAAGACCACTGTCATCTTCTACAGTTGCTCAAGCTAGTGCCGGAGGTGGTGGAGGAGGAAGTAGTCAACCTGTTGGAAGTATTGGGGATTTTAAATCATTAACAAGTGGGTTCCCAATGGCTAAAATATTTTATGATGGTCCTACTCAGAAAAAACAAATTTATATACACCATACAGCAGGAGCAACAAAATCTCCATCAAGAACTATAGCAGGATGGAGTAAAAGAACAGACCATGTAGCAACTCATTATATAACTAATAATTTAGGAGATAAAGAACAATTATTTGCTGATGAAGCATGGGCTAATCATTTAGGAATAAAGGGTGCAGTATTTAGAAAAGCAGGACTTAAATACCAAAATTTAAATAAAGTTAGTTTAGGTATTGAAATGCAGTCTTATGGTTGGTGTGATTTTAAAAATGGAAAATATATAAATGCTTATAAAGGTTCAATACCTGCAAATGAAGTAGGAAGACCTGTAGATGCAAATGGTAATTTTATATCATATAAGGGACATAAATATTACCAAAAGTATAATGCTGCAAATATAGCTCATGTAAAAACTATTGTAACAGGATGGATGAGTAAATATAATATTCCTTTTGTATATAATTATAGTGAATTATTTCCTAACTCAGGACAAGCTATATCTAAAAATGCATTAGCAGGAAAACCAGGAGTATACACCCACAATTCAGTTAGAACAGGTAAGTCGGATGTATGGCCCCAAGCAGAATTAATAGCAATGTTAAAATCAATCTCAAGCTAATTATGTATATACCTAAGAATAGAATAAAAACCAACTTATATACTCCGGGAGATGAGTTTATGATTAAAGGTACAGACCAAATCTACTCTGGTTTTTATCATAGCTTGTGGACTGGTAAATACTTTACAGGGAAAACACAAAACGAATTACCAAAATCAGAATTAGTACCAATTGCCCCTCAATCAGGACCTGGAACACCCGATCTCCCTCCTGCTTTAGAAACTACTAATACTATAGCATTATTTTTAAATGATCCAGATCCTGTAGTAAATGAAGATCAATGGAATCAAGGAGATATAGTAACTTATTTAAAGTTAACAGGTCAAAGTACTACAGATGATAAACCTAGAGAAATGCCTTATCAATGTTACCCAAAACCAACAGAAGATGATTATGCTTTAGGGGTATTTACAAGATATTTTAGTGTAAAAGTAAATGAAGATCAATATTTAGAGTTAACTAAAGAACTTTATGATTTTTTAAATAAACAAAATGCTGATTATGTTTGGGAATTATATAACGTTTTTAATCTCCAATGGACACTAACAGGTAATAGAGATGAAGTTATTATTAGTAATAGAAATCAAACCTTAATAGCTCAACAAAGATTAAAAAGAAAAGGATTAAGTAGTTTTCTTCAACTAGATTGGACAAAGTTTTATAAAACTGATTTGGAGTAGTAACATTTTATTTGTATATTAATCAAAATAATAGTTATGTTTTGGTTAGTTGAAAATAATAAACAGTTAGATACATTAAAAAGTTATTGTAAAGGGGATGCCTTTATTGAAATAATTCCTTATAGTAATGTAGAGCACCCAACACAAAATGAAATTTGTGCTGTCTATATTAGACCGTTAAATTCAACGAAAGGGTATATGGTGGCCATATCCCATAGTGAGACGTCTTTAATTGATTTAAACGCGCTAAAATGCGTTATATCCAATATAAATAATGTGTTTGTACGTGATAAAAAGGAGTTTCTTCATTATTTGATATTACAAAACCTTTTTGACACAACATTAAATGGGCCTACGTATATACCAGAATACACTAAAACACATAGTTATTTTTACAACAAATATCCTAACAAAAAAGATATAAACAGAATAATACCTATAGTTAAACATTATGAGTATTGTGAGAAATTATTTAATGAATTAAAAGAAAGAATAAATGAGCCAATCAACGAATTTTACAACACAAAAGCCACAGTGGTTTTCAACGCCATGGAGCAAAGTGGTATACGAATTGACAGAGAAAAATTTGAATCGCATTTTCACCCTATCGATGGAGAATTCACCTACACGCAATACAACTTTAAAACCACCACAACAAGACCCTCAAATAAATTTGGAGGAGTAAATTATGCGGCACTTAATAAAGAAAATGGGTGTAGGGAAAGTTTTATCCCTAGGAATGACAAGTTTATTGAGTTGGATATTAGCGCTTATCATCCTACTCTTTTGGGTTTGTTGGTGGGTTATACATTTAGCGATAGTGATATCCACAAAGAATTTGCAAAAATGTATGGTGTGGAATACAAAAAAGCTAAAGAATTAACATTTAAGCAACTATACGGAGGAGTTTTCCAACAATTTAAAGAACTGGAATTTTTTAAGAAAGTTCAAGCATATACGGATGATTTGTGGGATACCTTTAACTACGGAGGAGAAATTAAATGTCCTATTTCGGGGCATGTTTACAAGAAAGAAGAGTTATTAAAGGGAGGGAATGAAATGAAACCTCAAAAACTTTTAAATTATGTCCTACAAAACTTGGAGACAGCAATGAACATTCGTATATTGTGGGAAATATTTAGATCATTAAAAGGACGCAAAACTAAGTTAGTTTTATATACTTATGATTCATTTTTATTTGACTTTAAAGAAGGTGAAGATGATTTGATGGTTGACATTGCAAAAATAATTAATAATAATAAGTTACAAATAAAAGAAAGTTATGGAAACACCTACAATTTTAAATAATAGGGTCAATATGTATACCGTAGACGATTTCTCTGAATTCGCTACATTAAACATAAAAGATTTGAATAATAAACTATTTTGCACGTTCACAACATTAGAGGAATTAGACCCATTAATTAATAGGTTAACTTCTACGTATTCTATTATGTACAACAAAATCTTTGTTTTGCATGTTAAGAGTAATAATGAATATGTTTGCACATATAACATTGATCAAGCAAATCTAAGCACATTACCAGATAATACTATTTTGGTACATAGAAAAAAAGAATCAAATACACTATATACTATAAATGCCTTGAATGAGTTAATTAAAAGATTAAATGGTGGAGTAGTTGATACTAAGTTTCCTATTACTTGGGAACATTACAGAAATACTATACTATTAACTCAAAGAGATGAGTTAAAAGAATTAAAGACAAAAATTTACAAAATTCTTGAAGTATAGTTAGGCTAATCGAACATTCGTTCGTATATTAATCACAATAATAAACGTTATAAAACAATTAAAAAGTTATCTTTATGGATTTAAATGCAATTAAAAATCGCTTGGATCAAATGAACAAGCAAGCTACCTCTAATAGTGGAGGTGGAAAGTCACTATTTTGGAAACCATCAGTTGGTAAAGAAGTAGTTAGAGTAGTACCTAATAAGTACAACAAACAATTCCCTTTTACAGAAATGCTATTTTATTATGGTATTGGTCAGAGAGTGATGGCATCACCTCAAAATTGGCAAGAAAAGGACCCAATTCAAGAATTTACAAAACAACTACGTAATAGTGGTGATAAAGAAAATTGGAGACTTGCTAAAAAGTTAGATGCTAAAACTCGTATTTTTGCTCCTATTATAGTAAGAGGACAAGAAGATGAGGGTGTTAAACTATGGCAGTTTGGTAAAGAAGTTTATCAAGATTTCCTAAATATGGCAGCTGATGAAGAAATTGGTGATTACACGGATATTGTAGGAGGTAGAGATATTAAATTAACTACAGTAGGACCTGAAGTAACAGGAACTCCTTACAATAAAACATCAGTAGGACCTTCTTTAAAAACATCTGCACTAACAGGTGATGATGTTACTGCTAAAAATCTTCTAGAAAATCAACCAAACCCACTTGAGGTGTTTAAAAGATTTTCATTTGATGAAGTTAAAGCTGCTTTGCAAGAGTATTTGTCAGATGGTGAAACTCAAGTTTCAACAACCACAACAACAACTACAGCAACTCCAGCACCAGTATCGAATAATTACTCATTAGACACTAACAAATCAAAATCTAAGGCAGATCAGTTTGATGATTTATTTTCAGATGATAAGTCTAAAGGAGATGATTTACCGTTTTAATAAATAAAGTATATGGCGAGAAAGAAAAAAACACTAGGGGAAGCAGTCTCTAAAGAAATACAATCAAATTTCAATTTAGATGCTTTTAAAACTAAAAAAGGTTTAAAATCTAATATTAAATTTAAGGATCAAGACTGGATTCCTATTTCGTCAGCATTCCAAGAGGTAACTTCAATTCCAGGTATTCCTATGGGGCACATTGTGCTCCTTAGGGGTCACTCGGATACGGGTAAAACAACAGCACTTTTGGAAGCAGCTGTATCAGCTCAAAAAAGAAACATTTTACCTGTTTTTATTATTACAGAGATGAAATGGTCTTGGGATCATGCTAAAATGATGGGGTTAGAGGTTAATGAAATTAAAGATGAAGAAACCGGTGAAGTTGAAAATTATGAAGGTAATTTTATTTATGTAGATAGAGAAACTATTAATTCTATAGAAGATGTTGCTGGATTTATTTTAGATTTAATTGATGAACAAAAGAAAGGTAATTTACCTTATGATTTATTGTTTCTATGGGACTCTATTGGATCAGTACCTTGTGAAATGTCTATTAAATCTAATAAAAACAACAATGAATGGAATGCGGGTGCTATGTCAACTCAATTTGGTAATAGTGTAAATCAAAAAATCACATTATCAAGAAAAGAGTCATCACCTTATACTAACACATTAGTTTGTATTAACAAGGTTTGGACATTAAAGGCTGAATCCCCTATGGGACAACCTAAATTAATGAATAAAGGTGGTTATGCTATGTGGTTTGATTCTACATTTGTAGTAACATTTGGTAATGTTATGTCAGC